TACTGGTGTCACAAAGCGGGCCTTGTGTAGTTCGTGGGATCATGTGGAATTCCGACTGGCGTGCACTGCAACCCCATCCCCAAACGACCACATGGAACTCGGGAATCATGCTCAGTTTCTTGGTGTAATGAATTCCAATGAGATGCTGTCACGATGGTTCTACAATGACACGATGCAGGCCGGAGGATACAAACTCCTGCCACATGGCGAAGAGGACTTCTGGGATTGGGTAGCTTCATGGGCGGCGTGCGTTTCATTGCCGTCCGACATTGGCGGAAGTGACGAGGGCTACATTCTTCCAGAGCTGACGAGATTCGATCACACGGTCGTTGTCGATGACGACACGCCTGAAGCAGGTGCGTTGTTCCATGTCGATCGCGAATTGACGGCGACAACAGTGCATAAGGAAAAGCGGCGGTCAACAGCAGACAGAGCGGCCAAAGTTGCGGAGATCGTTGCAGCGGAACCTGATGAGTTTTGGCTGATTTGGTGCGACACTGACTACGAGGCAGATGCACTGGCGTCACTTATCCCGGACAGCGTGAATTTGAAGGGTTCCGATAAGGAATCAGCCAAGGAATCGAAGTTGTCTGGATTCAGTAATGGAACGATTCGCAGATTGATCACGAAACCTACCGTGGCGGGGTTCGGGCTGAACTGGCAGCACTGTTGCCGAATGGCGTTCATCGGACTGTCTTACAGCTACGAACAATACTACCAGGCCGTTCGTCGATGCTGGCGATTTGGACAGAAGCGAGCCGTTCATGCTCACGTAGTAATGGCTGAGGGAGAAGCGGTCATCCTCAAAACAAATGAAAGGAAACAGGCACAGCACCAACAGATGCAGGCGGCAATGAGAGCGGCGATCAACAAGACGCACGATTTGGCAGTAACAGGCAACAAGCGACTGAAACCATTCAACGGACTTCAAACACTGAAAGCACCATCATGGCTATCGAAAAACAAGTAAGCGGACAAACGTGGACTATGGCACTAGGGGATTGCGTGGAAGGCATGCGAGACTTGCCAGAAGACTCGATTGACTTTTGCGTGCATTCACCACCATTTGCAAATCTGTACATTTACAGCGATTCAGAACGCGACATGGGGAACTGTGCTACGGATGAAGAGTTCTTCCAGCACTACCGTTTTGCTATTGACCAGCTTTTGCGAGTGACGGTGCCAGGCAGATTGTGCGCGGTGCACTGTAAAGATCTTCCGAAGTATGCCAATGTCTGGGGAACGACGGGGCTGATCGACTTTCCCGGAGCGATCATCCATGAATTCGAGCAGGCCGGCTGGGTCTATCACTCGAGGGTGACAATCTGGAAATGTCCAGTGATTGAACGTGAACGGACAAACAACAACGGACTGCTGCACAAAACAGTTATGCGGGATCGTTCACAGGTGCGGCAAGGAATGGCCGACTATCTCCTAGTGTTTCGAAAGCCTCCCGCAGAAGGCGACGGTCTTATGAGTAGGAAGCCAATTGCCTCGAAGGGATTTGATCGGTACATCGGCACAATGGACCCGCGAACGTGCAAGGATCATCCATCTCCGTTCGCTCGCAAATCAAAGTCGTCGGCTGAATCAATCGACATCTGGCAGCGTTACGCCGATCCAGTCTGGTTTGACATCAACCAGACTGACGTGCTGAACTTCAAAGAACCGACCAGTGAAAACGACGTGAAGCACATCTGCCCGCTACAATTGGGACTGATCGAACGTGCTGTTCATATCTGGTCCGATACTGGCGATGTCGTGCTGAGTCCATTCGGCGGGATCGGAAGCGAGGGAGTTGGTGCACTGCGACTTGGTAGGAAGTTTGTCGGTTTCGAGTTGAAGCCGGAATACTTTGAATGTGCCGTGAAGAACCTCAAGGCTGAAGAGCGCAAAATGAGCGTACCGACACTTTTCAACCTCGACGAAGACTGCCCTTGACAGCCACCGGCAATCTGAGATAACGCGGTAGTCGGTTGTGTGAAGACGACCGATATATACAATCTGATTGATTCGGGCACGTCCCGATCCTAACCCGTTGTCTGGTGGCTTCACACACTGGACAGCGGGTTTTTCAGTTTGAGGTATTGAGATGAGCACGATTGACGTCGCGCTGCAGGAGTACCAAAACGCAAGTCTTGTGACAGTTGGCGACTTTTCCGACGAAGATCAAGCAAAGCAAGTTTTTAGAGATGCGTTTTCCGCTACTGAATGTTTTAGGATTTTCGAAGAGGTCGATTGCTGGTATTTTGGCGGATCAGTTTTCGGTGATAAGCCAAACGGACGCATTGACTTTTTGATGACACCGCAGAAAAAGCTGATCGATGCCGGATGGACAAATGGCATCGTTGGTGTTGAGGTCAAGAAGAGTGGGCACAAAGTCGGTCCGCTCATTTGCCAGATGATCGATTATTCTAGGGCGATTTTTCGGCTCCCTGACTCCTCTGGGCGATCACTTGTTTCAGCCACGCTTATTGCCGCTTTTCCCGGCTTTAGTCGCGGTGGAACGATTGGCAGCATCATGGCAAATCATCGCCTTGGGTGTTGTGGAATCGATGAGAAGCATTGCGGAATTGGAGTTGGCGGCTCAATCGCGTTCCGGATGCACAAAGATCGTGGGCTTCACTTTGTCAATCTGTCATGCGGCTACAAGAACGGGAGCCGCTGAGATGGCAAAGTTACCGGCCTTACAGTTTTACCCGGGCGACTGGAAAAAAGACCCAGGAGTTCGGGCGTTGTCGTATCACGATCGTGGTGTCTGGTTTGAAATCCTGTTGCTGATGCACGAATCAGAGCAGCGGGGAAAACTGCTACTCAATGGACAGCGAATGCCTTACGAGGCGCTGGCTGTAGCTCTTGGTTTGGATAACCAAAATCTAACCAACACGATAACCACGCTTTTGAAGTATGGTGTTGCGTCTTTGTGCGACCAAACAGGCGCATTGATGTCACGCCGCATGGTTCGCGATGAAATGTTAAGGCAGGTAAGGACTGAGGCAGGAAAACTCGGCGGAAACCCCAATTTGCTTAAGCAAAAACGAACCTCAGGGGATAAGCAAAAACGAACCCCTTCAACTTCATCTTCGAAGAAGATGAAGGGAGTTTTTTTGAATGAGGATCAGGCTAACCAGTTCGCTGAGTTCTGGAAAGCTTACCCGCTGAAGAAGGCAAAGGGGCACGCAGAGAAGGCTTTTGTTAAGGCGATTCAAGCTGGTTCGTTTGATTCGATTATGAATGGATTGCGGTCTTATCTGAAAGAGCAGATTGAACCTCAGTTTCGAAAGCATCCAGCGACGTGGCTCAACGCACGGTCGTGGGAAGATGAGCAACCATTTGAGCAAAAGAAGAAAGAGCCGATGAGTTTCATGAACGAGCTTCTTGCCAAAAAGCGACGAGGCGAAATCACAGAAGACGAATTTCAAAACATCGTGTTTCAAGAAATGAACCGGAGAGACTAATGGAAATCATCAGGCCGAACTTTGCAAACATCCCGCAAGAACTTCAGGATGTGAACAATTGGATATTGTGGAGGCGGATTTTCAGAGACGGCAGCGAAGTGAAATTGCCGTGGTCGTTCATCAATGACAAGGCAGCAAGCTCGACAGACCCTGCGACATGGGGCGGATTCGAGTCTGCTGTCATGCGATACGACCCCGCAGAACACGCTGGAATCGGGTTCGTGTTCTCGGAGGGCTGTGGGTATGCTGGCATCGATCTGGACAGTTGTCGAAACCCGTACACGCTGGAGATGGCAGATTGGGCTTTGGACATCATCAAGGCTTTCGATTCGTACACCGAAGTCAGTCCGTCAGCAACGGGCGTCAAAATCTGGATTCGGGCAGGAATCGACATCACTGGTTTGAACGCAAAGATTGACGCACCACCAATGCGAGGCTGCAAGAAAAAGCCAGGCATTGAGGCGTACACAAAAGGCCGTTACTTTGCGATGACAGGGTTCGTCGTTAGAGGATTTGGAAAATGAACGCGATTCCTGACAGGACAGAAGAGCTCAAACAATTGCTCGCAAAGTATGGAAAACAGCAATCTACGCCGACCCAGAGTGATTTTCGGTCGGACGATGCGGTGTGCGAGCGAGCCCGAAAGTACGTCGAAAAGATGGACGCCGCTGTTTCAGGCGAGGGCGGGCATAACAAAACCTATGCCGTGGCGTGCGTGTTGATCAAAGGTTTCGAGCTCTCCACGTCACAGGCTTTGGATATCCTGAAGGACTACAACGCCCGATGTGATCCACCGTGGACGGAGCACGAACTCCAGCACAAGATTGACGACGCGTCACGGGCATCTGGGGCAAGCGGTTATCTTAGAAATGCAAAGCCTGAACGGTGGGAGTCAATCGCTGTTCCGCAGCACAAACCGCCGAAGCCAACGGAAAATGCGAAACTGCCAGAAGAAAAGAAGCGGACCACTTTGCGGAAAGCTGTAGAAGCGGCAATCCAACATGCTCAGTTGGGCAAAAAGAAGCTGATCGACAGTGGAATTCATGAACTGAATTACGCACTCGGAGGAGGATTTGAGTTTGGTGAGATGGTGCTGATCGCTGCACGCCCTTCACATGGAAAATCTGCCTTGGGTCTGCAATTCATCTCAGCAATGACTGCGGCTGGAATCAATTGTGCCTTCATGTCGGAGGAGATGACCGAGAAGGTTCTCGGCAAGCGTGTCCTTCAGTTTGGCCAATCACTGCCAGAAGATCAGTGGGCGGGAAATGCCGAACAACTCAGAGCAAAGATGAACCAGTATTTCGGCAACAGGGCCGAGTGTCACGTCATCGAGAACAGTAAAACGGTTCAGGCCGTTTGTGATGAGATCCGCGATCTGGCGACAAACTATGGCGTTAAGGTCGTTGTTGTTGACTACGTGCAATTGCTCGGAAGTGTAAAGGGGAGCCGTTACGAGATCGTGACGGCAACCAGCGTAGCACTTCGGCAGGTTTGCAGTGAAACAGGTGTGCTGCTAATTACACTGGCTCAAATGTCGCGATCCATTGAAGGACGTGAAAGCTTCATGCCGCGAACATCAGACTTGAAGGAATCTGGGCAACTCGAACAGGACGCAGACGTGATCATGTTTCTTGTCTGGCCTTGGATGCTGGACAAGCAACAGGACAAGGAAGAATACCACATTTACATCAACAAGAATCGAAACCGCGAGATTCGGCGTTACATGGTCAATTGTAGTTTCGATCCTGAACGCCAGAAGGTTTCAGCAAGACAGGAGTTTGCAGAATATGACAACGTCTGACTCCGACCGCGAATTGCTCACCGAGTACTACCAGCGAGCCAAAGAGCGGCATGAGCGGAGAAACGAAC